AGAAGAACGTCCTAAAGTATTATTTGTAATTGATTCTTTAGGTATGTTATTGACTCCAACAGACGTTGATCAGTTCCAAAAAGGTGATATGAAGGGTGATATGGGTAGAAAGCCCAAGGCACTAACGGCACTTGTAAGAAACTGTGTTAACATGTTCGGTAGTCATAATGTAGGATTGGTAGCAACAAATCATACGTATGCTTCGCAAGATATGTTTGATCCAGATGATAAGATATCAGGTGGACAAGGATTTATCTATGCTAGTTCTATAGTTGTAGCTATGAAAAAACTAAAACTAAAAGAAGATGAAGACGGTAATAAAGTAAGTGATGTACGTGGTATTAGAGCGGCTTGTAAAGTAATGAAAACAAGATATGCTAAACCTTTTGAAGGCGTACAGGTTAAGATTCCATATGAAAGAGGTATGGATCCTTACAGTGGACTTGTTGACTTGTTTGAAAAACAAGGATTACTTGTTAAAGATGGAAATAGGCTAAAATATATTGATAACAAAGGCGAAGAGCATAAAGAATATCGCAAGAACTGGACAGGTGAAATGTTAGATATGATTATGTCTAATTTAAACGCCAATGTTGATTCTGTGGTAAATACCAAGGTCGAAGAACCAGCTGAAACAGAATAGGAGCAACAATGGAATCAAGTATGATAGTCGATATTTGGAACACATTTAAAGAAAGTATCGAGAAAAAACATATTGAAACAGTAGCAGAAAGATATGTAGATGTTTGTGCCGACTTTGGTACAGATGATACTGCCTTTAGAGATGCTATGGGAAATTGTGATCATTTAGATGCGGCAATTTCATATTACTTAGATATGGAAGACCCTGAAGATTATGATGAAGATGACCCAGAAAATTGGGACGACTAAATGGGTTACTACTCCGATGTAGCAAGAGATATTAGCAAGATACCTGATGCTATCCAACACTTTGAAACAGAGTTAAGCGCCGCAAGAGTTGAGACAAAGCTCAAAGGCAACGTAGAACGTGCGGCGGCTGAACTTCCGGGTATTGTAGAACATCGATTCCAACAACTTCAAGAAATTGAAGCAATTTTAAATTATTTAAATATTGAATTGCGTAGATTGCGTAGCACATATTTTAAAAAATATTTAGAAAACTACCAAAGAGCTCTTTCCAGCAGAGATGTTGAAAAATATGTTGATGGAGAAGCTGATGTAGTAGACTACGAAAAGATCATTAACGAATTTGCTCTTCTAAGAAATAAATGGCTCGGCTTGCTTAAAGGACTTGACCAAAAACAATGGCAGATCACCAATGTAGTTAAGTTAAGAGTAGCAGGCATGGAAGATGCGTCATTATAAGTTCCAAGTTCCAGAAAACAGCAGAAAATTAAGAGGACAACTTTTTACATACCTTTATAGGCTTTGTGATGTAAAAACAATTAGTGGTCCTGAAGATATAGAGAAAGACAGATATCTAGCATTTAGTCATCCTTTTGATGATTGGATATTTGACTACATTGTTAAAAATAAAGACTTAAATTTTTTCCATATTGATAACGGATATATAGGTAATCATCGGCATAAGACGCCTTGGCACTATAGAATAAGTTATAATTCTTTACAAAATACAAAAGTTAAAAAAGTATCAAGTAGTAGAATTAATCTACTTGAAATTGATGATAAACTTTGGTCTGATGATTGGAATCTAGATGGAGATTACAACCTGATTGTGCTACCTAACCAGTCCAATATATTTAAATACTTAGGAGAAGATTATGATACATGGAAAAGACAAACATTGGATCATTATCAATCATTAGAAGTGCCTTGTAAGGTAAGAGAAAAACAGGGTAAACGTAGAAAAAGATATGAAGAAATTTTACCTATGATGAGCAAAGCAAAAAAGGTTATTACATATCACAGCATGGCGGCTGTTGAAGCATTGTGTTTAGGAAAACCAATTGAGATACTAGGACAAAGTGCTGTACAACACTGGCAAAACAAAACAAATTTTGACAGAAAGGAAATGTTAGAACACATAGCATGGAGTCAATTCAATAGAGATGAATACACTAACGGCACAGCGTGGGACCTAACATTTGAGTATCAGGTTAATAAATGAGTTATGTAGAATTAGATGGTTGGAGAACTATACCTCAAGACATTTGTCTTAAAAGTGCGAAAAAACAAGGCAATGGAAAAATTGAGGAATATCAAAATTGGGAACTACAAACTGCGATTTCGCATTGTGCTAAACTTAGAATAGCAGTTGATATAGGAGCTCACGTTGGAATAACTTCTTTTAGACTGAGCCAATCATTTGAACATGTTCACGCTTTTGAAGTAAACACAAAACTTTTACCGTGCTTATTATACAACCTAGACATGAAGAAAGTTTTGAATGTTACCACTCATCCTGTTGGTCTTGGTGACACTGAAAAAGATGTGGATATTATTGAAACACATAAAAGTTTTAGCACACATATAGATCCTAATGCTACTAAAGGAAAGTACAAAGTCAAGACATTAGATTCTTTTAATCTTCAAAACGTAGACTTTATTAAAATAGACGCAGAAGGATACGAGCCTTTAATTGCCAAAGGAGCGTTAGAAACCATACAAAGATGTAGACCAATAATTCTTTATGAAAGAAAAGATCACCCTGCCAGGTATGGATTTGAAAGAGAAAGTATAAGAAGTGTGCTTATGGATATAGGATATAGAATGGTTAGAAAATTAGGCAAAGGCGAAAAGAATGCGGTACTAGCATATAGACCAGAAATGAGTCGCGATGTTTGAACTTCCTAAACTACTTGGACATAATGTTCCAGATAAAGCTAAAGATATAATATTTTTTAGTTGTGATTATGACTACTTTGATAGACATGGATACGCACTCGCACAAAGTATAAACAGAACTATAGGTTGGATACACGTACATTGTCATATAATAAACGAAGGCAATATGAATCAAAAAGTATTAGATCAGTTAACTTTACATCATCCATTTACATATTCGTATGAAAACGTAGATAAAGAATTATACAGCAATCTAAAGAAAAATCATAAAAGGATGAAAGAAGGTCAAGATATATTTAAGACAGGTGACCTTGATTACATTGCTAGACGAACATATCTAGCAAGTGCTAGGTTCATGAGACTGTACGAAATATTTCAAAAAGAAGACCAACATATATTTCAACTAGATTGTGATACAGTATTAAGAAACGGTTTTCATCAAAGGGACTTTAGGCAAATAGCAGAAAATGTTGCTGTCATGCCTAAACCAAAAGATCCTGGAATCTTTATAGCAAGTGCTTTGTGTTTAGGCTTAGGTGATAAAGGAATAAGATTTAGAAAACTTTTTAGCAATAATATGATTGTGGCATTTACAAAAGAAATTTATTGGTTTGTTGATCAAGATGTTTTAAGAGATACTATGACAGAATGGGCTAACATGGGTGAAACATTTGAGTACATTCCTTACCAATGGAATGCTTGGGGGCAAAAGAGATATGATATTTTTTCAACAGGCAAGGGTAATAAAAAGAATGATAGAAGATTCAAGGCGGCTCAACTAAATTGGCTTCCTGAACATTGGAAAGAGATAATTAAAAAAGAAGTTTTAAATTTACCATAGAATATGATCGATGAAATAGAAAGTCCTTGTATAAATGTATGTACCATGGACCCAGATAGTGGATTATGTTTAGGTTGTAGCAGGACAGGAGATGAAATAGAAAAATGGGGAGATCCTAATACAACTAATGAATGGAAAATAAAAAATTTAAAAGAATTGGAAACAAGATGACACAAGGTTTTATAATCTATTTGCCAGACTATCCTGATAGTGTAGCAATGGCTAGTAGAGCTATGGAAAGTGCTAAAAAGTTTGATTGGAATGTACAACTATACGAAGGTGTAAATGGGACAAATGTTAGATTAGAGGATTACAATTTGAGACCTTCATTAGTTAATAAAAAGTGTCAACGTTTATTAGAACGTCCCGGAACACAAGGTTGTTTTCTTAGTCAATATCTTTTATGGGAAAAATGTTTTGTAAGTCAAACACCTATATGTATATTTGAACATGATGTTATTTTTAAAAAGACCATGGGAGACATAGAGGACTGTGATGTATATAAATTTGAAGGATTTAAAAAAGCAAAGCCAATAGCACCTGGCAATTGGTATGAAGGTGCTAGAGCATACCGTATAACACCTGTTGGTGCTAGAAAATTACTAGACTGGGTATTCGCCAATGGAGCAATGCCAGCAGACTGGATGCTGTGTGATGGTATAGTTGACATGAAATTTGATAAACACAATAAAATAACATTTAAATCAGGAATGAGTTTTACAAAGGACTTACAATGAACAGAATGATATATCAAGTAGCTGTTGGATCGCAAAGCAAATTATATCTACATTGTATAGAAAGTGTAAAAAAATATTGCGACAAGTATAATATTACACACATAGTACAGACCGAACCTATTTTGAGAATACGTCCAGATGAAACTAGATCAGGTAGAAGCAAAGAAGCAGTAAACAGATTAGGATATCTTCCTATATATGAAAAAGAAAATGCTTTTACACATTTAAAAAATTATGATCAAATTGCTATTATAGATAGTGACATCTATGTAAAAATAGATTCTCCTAATATTTTTGATACGTTGACTGAAGAATATGCCTTTGGCGCAGTAGCAGAAAGAGAACTACCTTGTGCTAAAAAATATAAATCTAAAATAAGAAAATATTCAAAAGCGGCATTTGAACATTTAGATGACGTAGATTGGAAGTGGAATCATTTAGGAGCAGAATTTTATAATATGGGCTTAATGGTTATTAATAGTAAAACATTCTTGCCATACTTAAAAAACGAAAGTCCAAAACAATTTTTATCAAGACCAGAATTCAAAGACTTTGTAGACGGCGTTGGTTATAAAAAATGGTCAACAGATCAAATGCTTTTAAATTGGTGGGTCAAAAAGGAAGGCATACCAACTAAAAATTTAGACTGGCGATACAACGGCTTATACAAAGGAATAGAAGATAACAGACTATCAGAAGCATTTTTTGTCCACTTTTTCTTAAAAGATCTGCTTCCTGAAAGAGGAGAAAACGTTTCAACACTAATGGAGGCAATCAAATGAACGTACAAGAGTTTGGTCACTGTAAAGACCTAAAACAATTCTATAATGAAATAAGAGAATTTTATCGTAGTCATTACAAGGATGAATTTTTAAGATACTACGACACTTTACAAAAACTAGCAGGTGAATGTAAGAGCTATAGAGAGCTAGGTGTCATGCAGGGCGGTTCGGCCGCGGCTGTGTTATCTGGTAATAGTAATATAAAAGCTGAATTAATAGATAGAAGTTTCCAACATCTTAATAATCACAAACATGTGTTTGAAGGATACAACGTTTCTTTTGTTGAAAGTGATTCATTAACGTGTCCTGTAAATGAATGTGAAATGACACTGATTGATAGTATGCATCACTACAAGCATGTAAACAAAGAAATACGTAGATATGAAAATAGTGTGTCAAAATATTTGGTATTCCACGACAGCAATTATCATGAAATAAAAAGAGCTATTGACGAATGTGTCGCAAGGGGAAAATTTAAAATGAATATTTTAGATGATAAAAGTTACGGATACTGTGTGTTAGAGAGAAGATAATGAAACATGTTGTTATGAGATATATGAGTACAAGGATAAAGGATCTTCCTTATGGTTGTCCTGGATTTGGAGATATTGTACACTCAGCATTGTTGACTTACAACTATGGACAACATTTTAATGAAGAAGCAACTTTACATATTGCTTCACATCAATATAATAGAGATAAACCTATTACATGGAAAGAAGTTTATGAACTATTTCCAAAAAATTCCATACACTTAAAATGGTATAAGTTTAGTTCAGAAACGAATCAAGATCAGGAATTTTTTGATTTAGTAAGAAAAGATAATCCTGACGCAGTCTTACATTACTATGAGAAATATCCTGGAAAGATACAAAGAGTAATTCAACCAAGTTTTTTTGTAGATGAATACATGAAATCTTATCCCTGTTTAAAACCAAAGTGTCCCTATCCTGAAGCAGAAAAAAGTTTATTACCGGAAAAATTTGTTACAGTACAAGTTGATGCTGGAAGTAAAAAACGTATGCTAAAGCCTGAACAAATGAATAACATTTTAAATTTTTGGATTACAAAAGGATATAAGCCGATATATTTAGGAGGACAGGCTACACATCCTTTGTTACAAAGAGCACCAATGGCAGGATATGCTATGAGCAAAGCACGGGCACATATTGGAGTAGACAGTGGTTATATGCACTTGGCTCAATGTTTCTTTAAGCCAGAAGACATATACATATATACTAATAGACCATGGGATAAATGGGAACATCATTTGAAGATGTTTAAAGATAATGGGGTTAATATAAATGAATACTATTAAGTATGACGGAAAAGAATATTTAGAATTACAAACCAAAGGATTTGCGGCACAATATGCTTTTCCTTTTGCTAAACAAATACTTACAGGAAAAGGCTTAGACATAGGACCTAATAGAGAAGACTGGGCATTTCCTGGAGCAAGAATGATTGACCTTGTGATTCCGGATGAGTTTGATGCTTTTAATTTACCTAATGAAAAATTTGATTATATTTTTTCTTCCCATTGTTTAGAACATTTGAATGATTGGGTTGGAGCATTGAATCATTGGTCCACTAGATTACATAAAGGTGGCATCATATTTTTATATTTGCCACACCCTGATCAAAGATATTGGAAGCCATGGAACAATAGAAAGCATGTGCATATCCTTGAACCAAGACATATTGAAGATTATTTTCAGTCTAAGAAATTTTCTAAAGTTTTTGTTACACACGGATACGATCTCAATCATTCTTATTACGCTGTTGCTGAACTTTGATGGAAGACAGATTTAAAAATGAGATTAGCAGTTTGTATATCCGGAGTCAATAATAAGAACAGTCGCATAGTAAAGTTCTTAAAAGAAAAGATTCCAGAAGCAACATATTTTTATCATACCTTTTCAAACAAAACTAATTTAATTGACAAAGAATTACACGATAGTTTGTTCACCATGCACTATCCGAAATGGCATTATCATCCTATGGAAGTCCCTAATATATGTAAGCACGGCAAGTTTAAAAAATATGTACAACAAAGATTAAGTTGGGACAAGTTATATTTCGGAACTGTGCCAATTCTACAACATTGTGATCTGTTACGTAAGATACCAAAAGAATATAATCTAATCATTAGGTGTGATTGGAATACGCAAATAGATAGGCAGGTTGACTTACACCATTGGTATAGAAAAGCGTTTGAACAAGGACCTATTGGCTTTATGGTAAGGGATAATAGAGGGCCTAATTTTGGCTCAGGTAAACTACACGAACTACCAAAAGATGAAAATGATGTAAACAACGACTGGTTTCATTTTTTACCTAGTACCTTTATTATACATCATAGAAAACATTTTGATGTACAACAAGTTACACAATTAAACAAAAATTGTGAATTATTACCTAATGAATGGGGTTGGTATCAGGTACTGAGTGCGCCATATGGTGGGATTCACACCAGCGTTCATGGTTTTGCTAAAGAGCTTAAATAACACGGAGAAAGATTATGAATCTACAAGAAGTTTTTGTTAAGCATAAATGTGATAAAGGAATCAAACACAGGTATTGGGAACTTTATGAACAGGATTTTCAAAAACACAAAGATGAACCAATCAACATATTAGAGATAGGTACTTTCAAAGGAGAAAGCACAAATGCTTGGTTAGAATATTTTTCACAAGCAAAAATTTACACCATAGATACATTTGAAAGAGTTCAAGCAAAAGACTTACCGTGTTTGGAAGACAACAGAGTACAATGGGCACAGTTAGATAGTACGTCTGAACATTGTAATAATCACTTTAAAAACCAAGGATTAAAGTTTGATATAATAATAGATGATGGTTTACATACTCCTGAAGGACAGAGATTAACCTTTGAAAGATTATTTGAATTTTTAAAACCAACAGGTAGTTATTATATAGAAGATGTGTGGATGCTTGACAAAGTTGATAGAAATCATCATTGGATAACAAGTCACCCAAATGACTTTACAATGGACAAGTACAATAAATTAATAAATAGTATTTCAAAATATCAAGTGACTCATCATAATTTTAGCAGTAAAAATGTTCCAGATAGTTACATTTTAAAAGTAAAATGGAAGCATACGTAATATACATTGAAGGGCATGAAGACAGTGAAAAGTTTTCTGACCGTTGTGTACAGAGTATAATTGATACCGAATCAGATTTAGATATAATAAAATTTCCTGCTATAACTCCTGATAACATGTGGGAAGTGAACTACACTTGGCCGCTACGGAAAAAAAGATTGTGCGAAAAAACAAATCTACTACTTTCAGCATATAAAACATACGATAACAATAAACGCATTGCCGCGGCCCAAAGCCACTACATGCTTTGGCGTAAATGCTTGACACTTAACAAGCCAATATTAATATTAGAACACGATGCTATTTTTATAAAAAAATTAGATATGAATATTATGGAATGGTGGCCAGGAGAAGGTGCTATCAGTATTAACAATCCAATAGGAGCAACATTTGGATCAAAGGAATATGATGAAAAATTACAAAACGGAATAAACGAAGTTCCTTGGTTGGTTGACAAAAACATACCACAAGGTCTACCTGGTAATAGTGCTTACGTGCTTTATCCAGATGCGGCAAAGGAACTGATAAGGCTACAGGAACAAATAGGATGGTGGCCTAATGACGCCATTATGTGTAAGCAACTTTGTCCTTGGATTAGATGCTATAAGCCTTACATAACTAAATGTCAAGGTATCAAATCAACAACCAGTAAGTAAAAGCAAATATAAGTATAGTTATGAAGATAGTCTTAGTAACTGGAGGGTTCGATCCTCTACATTCAGGCCACATTGAATACTTTACTGAGGCAAAGAAGCTTGGAGATATTTTGGTTGTAGGAATCAATTCAGACGAATGGTTAACACGTAAAAAGGGAAGACCGTTCATGCCATTCAAAGAACGTTTGGCTATCATTGATTCATTGTCAATGGTGGACGATGTATTGTCATTTGAAGATGCTGATGATACTGCTAACCAAGCTATTTTTAAATTGATGTGTACATCTGGTAGTGGACATGATATAATATTTGCTAATGGTGGGGATAGGAAAGCAGGATCTGTGCCTGAAGAAAATATATATGGAGAGCAAATTGAATTTGTTTACGGAGTAGGAGGCAGTGACAAAATTAATTCTAGTAGTTGGATACTTGATGAATGGAAAACACAAAAAACTGAAAGAGATTGGGGATACTGGAGAGTACTAGATGACAAACCATCTAAGGGTTATAAAGTAAAAGAACTTGTAATATATCCAGGAAAGTCTCTTAGCGATCAGAAACATTTCAAAAGATCTGAATTATGGACCGTGTTAGAAGGTACGGTAAATATGAATGGCAAGAAAGAAAGTCTAATGTTGAATTACAGCCGGGCGGTTTACAGTATGAAATAGGCAAGGAAGTATGGCATAAAGCAACAAACAGCGGAGATGTCAATGCTCATGTGCTTGAAGTTCAACGTGGTGTATGCGTTGAAGAAGATATAGAAAGAAGGGACTGATGAAAGTATTTGTAGGTTACGATACAAGAGAAGACATAGCTTACCAAGTTTGTAAGCACAGCATTATTGCTAGAAATAAGGACATTGATGTACGTCCACTTAAACAACAAGAACTAAGAGATGCGGGATGGTACACACGCCCTATTGATAAACTAGCATCAACAGAATTTACTTTTACAAGATTTCTAATACCTGAGCTTACTAATTATGAAGGTTGGGCTGTGTTTATGGACAGTGATATGATTCTAACAACAGATATTAAAGAATTGTTTGATCAAGCAGACGATCAATATGCTGTGATGTGTGTTCAACATGATTATAAAGTTACAGAAAGCACAAAAATGGATGGACAAAAACAAACTATCTATCCAAGAAAGAATTGGTCAAGTATGGTGTTATGGAACTGTGGACATCCTAGTAATAAAGCTGTAACAAAGGATTTTGTTAACAATCCAGAGATTACAGGAGCATTTCTACACAGGTTCAGTTGGTTAAAGGATGAAGAGATTGGTAGCTTAGATCATACTTGGAACTATTTGATGGGTGTGTATAACGATATAGAAAAACCAAAATTAATACACTACACAGAAGGTGGTCCTTGGTTTGAAAACTATCGCTACTGTGAATATCATCAGCTATGGAAAAATGAATTACACAATATGATGCATGGAGCAAAAGATGAGTGATATAGTTCCTCCTAAAATGTTGATGATAGACGGGGAGGATGAAATACTAAAACATTGGAAGCAAGGAACCGATGCTTTAGTAATTGACCGAAAACAAATATCAAGTAAAATAAAAGATAGTCCTTGGCCTATAGAAATACCTGTTTCATTCAGAAGCATGACCAAAAGAAAAGAAATATGGAAGTGTTGGGAAACTGGTAGACCTTTTTATTACATAGATAATGGTTATATGGGTAACCTTGATAAAAAGAAGCGTTGGTATAGAGTTGTAAAAAATAACATACAACACACAAAAGTTCCGCTATTTATGGGCACGGAAACTAAATGGCCAATTGATAGATTCCAAGAGATTTGTAGGATAGCACCATACATGCACTACATGGGACAAATT